GTCCACTAACTAAACTTGTTATTTGCCCTTTTACAAGCTCATAACCTAAAATTACTTCTATTTTTTTTATTACTGCATTAATATAAAAAATTAAAAGTTTTTCATCTTCTATTCCTGTAAGAGTTTTAGCTATATTTAAGTCATATCTTAATTCTTTATCCATCATTTACTCCTATTTTTAGCTCCTGATATAAAAATACCAGGAGCTTTTTTACTAGGCTTTCTTTACTACTTTTACAAAATATTCAGGAAGTTGTACTCCAACGCCTACACCTTTTTCCATGTAATATTTAGTTAGCCCTTTTGATGTTATTTGGTCTTCTAGTTTCATAGTCATTTTTGGATTTTCTAGCCCTAAAATTCCTTCTCTAATATTTCCAAAAACCATAACTGGATCTGTTGTTGCAGCTGCATCTTTTAATGTTTTTAGTCCTGAGCCTTCTGATTCAATCAATTCAACAGGTCTTGACATTAATGTTCTTGTATTTCCTGTGTTCAAATCTGTTATGTAAAAATCTTTGTTGGTATTTTTTAACTTACTAATTTGTTGCCAAGTTTCTCTTCTTATATACCATTTTGCTTCTCTTGCAATATCAGTTTGCACCGAGTAATAAATATCTATTATACTTTCTATAAATTTTGCATCATCAGATGTATCAATTTCTTGTTGATTTGTTACAGCTGCATCTTTTAAAATTCCTAATGGCATATTTATACCACTTCCATTGAAAACAGCATCTGCCAATCTTAAACCAAGTGCATATTCTACTCTTTTTAATAAAAATGTTGCGTAACCAACATAGTTAGTTGCTAAAAGTTTATTGGTGATAACTGGCAAAGCATATAACTGAGAAATATTTACAGTTATATTTTCAATTTTTGCTACAGCAGTATCTTTTCTTTCTTCAACTTCTCCTACCCAACCTGTTTCGGGTAACCCAGCCATTTCTCTTGGAATTGTTACGCCTCCATCATCAGTACTAATAAATGTTATATCTTTTAAAACTGGATTGGAATCTTGTATTCTTTCTAAAATTTTTCTTACTATTGTTGTTGTTACTATTGCTTTTCCTGTTGAAGAACCTATTTTCCCATCTCCAACTGTCATATCTTTAAATTCTAATTTGCTGTCTTCATTAAAGATAATTTCATTTTTTTGTCCATTATCTTTAACATTTAATAGCATTGCTTTAAATTGTGCTGCATCGTCTACTTCTTCTTCAGTTGCTTTAAAATCTGCTTTTAAACCTTTTATAACTTCATTAAATTCATTCATTTGTTTTTCAATTTCTGCTTTGAATTCACCATTTAATTCAGTTTTTATTTCTTCAAACTTTGAATTAATTTCATTGAATTTAATAGGTAAATTTTTAATTTCTTCAGGTGTTCCTGCGTCTAATAATTCAGTTTTAAAGTTTGCTAATAATTCCGCCATTAATAATTTTAATTGTTCCTTATCCATTTGTCCTATTCCTCCATCTTCTTTATTAAATACTCTTGTTACTTTACTTCCCTTTACTGCTCCTTTAGGTGTTAAACTCCCCTCATGAGCTTCAAATTTATTTATATCTATATAATATTTGCCATTTTCACTATATTCTTTATAATCTGCAATGTTTCCACCCACTGACATTTCAAAAGGGAGCTTCATTTCTTTCATAAGTGAATATAATTTTACAGCTTCAGGATTTATATAATTTCCATTATCATCTTTTGATAAATGAAACTCTCCCACAACTTCAAACCCCTTCTCTGTTTCTTCTCCTACTAATTTCCCCACTGGTAATAGTTCTCCATAATGATTGTACAAAAGAAGTAAAGTCTTCCCATTATTCCCTTGCATACTTCCCTTTTTAAATCTGTAAACACCCTTTGCAAGACTATCATTTTGCATATTTACAAGTATTCCTGTAAATTTCCCAGGTTCTCCTTCTTCCTCTTTAAACTTTTCAATTTCACAAGTAAAATTTAATGTTTCCTCAGAAAAATTAACTTTTTTCTTTATTCTTTTCTTTGACATCTCTACTCCTTTTATCTAAAAATAATTAAACAGCTACATCTTACAATTTCAGAAACAGGTAAAGTATCTTGGTGTGGGTAGTCAGCTTCCACACCATCTTTTAACTTCCACTTATAATTTATATCCACCCATTTATTACTTATAGCTTTATGGTGTGGTCTGTATGTTTTTTTCCCACCAACATGTATCCAGCATTTTTCTTTCATCACATTCTTAGCAGTTTCATAACTTGTTGTATTAATGCTCTTACTTGTTTCAGTTCTTGCTATTGTGCTGGCTCTTTGTTCTGTCATTCCATTGATATTTTTTACCAGTTCTTTTACCATGTCATTATGTGACAAGCCTTCTTCTTGTCCTGTTGTAATTATCTTATTTAAAATATTTTTTGTTGTTGCTGTCATTTTAGTTGCTTGTTTTCCAGCATTTTTTGTATTCCAATTTTTTAAAAAATAATCTCTAATACCTTTTATAGTTTTAGGTTTTATTACTTTTTTGTAGATGTTTTGAAAGCCCTTAAAAGTCTCCTCGAATGTATATAGATAAATTACTTCAAGTCCACTTTTAAACTTTTTCAAAAGCCATTCATAATCAATATTTATTATCATTTTTACATCATAAGATTTTGAATTATCTGCAATTACTTTATCTCTTAGTTCAACGAATATTTTTTCTATAATTTTCTTATTCCTTGCACTGAGTCTTCTTTCTAGTGCTTTAATTGCCTTTATTTTTTGAACTTCCTTTTTCATACATCCTCAGCCTTTTCGCCTTCTGTTGTTGTTGGCTCTGTAATTTCTTCGAGTGTCATATCTCCACCATTTATAAGTAAGACATCTCCACCTTTTAGTTGCTCTAAACTTAAATCAGTAAGTGTTGATATAATTCTTCTATATTCATTTATTGTTACTCTATTTTTTAATGGTTCTAATTTTTGAATAATATCCCCTATATCATCTTTTAGCTCATCAGCACCAGAAAGATCATAGTCTATATACTCTCCATTTTTTAAATAATCACTTAATAAGTAATTAAGCCAATTCTTTAAATTGTTAAAAAATGGAATTACTGCCTCTCTATATAGTTCTTTTTTTGCTTGTTTCCTATTTTGATAAGTTGAATCTCCTCCACCAACTAATTCGATTGGAACATCTGCAGCTATAGCTGCTCTTTCATGTGCTTTCTGTTCAGCTGTACTCCAATCAGCATCTATAGGTGCTTTTGAAGTATCTTGATATTTAAGTCCTGATCCAAGTACCAAAGGACTTCCAGCATTCTCAGCTCCTGCGTAATGTGCTGAATATTTGCTTCTTATTTCTTCTCTATCTTCCTTATCTACTGCACCTTCTGTTTGAAGGATTCCGCCTGGCTTTCCTAAATTATTTGCCAAGCTCCAGTTCCATTTCCAAGCCTTGAATAAATAAGCACCAAATATTGCTAATGCATTCTGTTTGCTCCTTCCTTGTCCTATTCCATTTCCACTAACTCCATCAATTATGTTGTCATAGTTTGGAGAACTAAGCCACATATAGTTTTTTAATTCATCCCCAGTTATTATTTTAGCTGGATTATGAATTCTTATTTCTCTTATCCTTCTACCTTCAAAATACACTGTAAAATTACTTGGTGAGTGTATATATAAGTCAGGAGCAAGTGAGGGCAACCCTTTTATAAGTTCTAATAAAACTCCATTATTTGAACCTTCTAACCAAACTATTAAATAATCTATAAAGTCCTGGAATGATGTATTTGGATTAATCATTCTAAAAATCTTATTTAAAATATGATTATCAACTTTTTTCTTGCCATCTTCTTTTCCTGTATAAATGCCCATTTCTATATTTTGACAAGCCTTTATCTTTTTCTTAATTGGTAGTATAAAGCCTGGCTGTTCCCATATTGTTGACATATATTCAGATGCTTCAAAATTCTTCCCATCTCCAGTCATTACAGAACAATCCTTGAAAAACCAATTTTTAAAAAATTCTCTAATACTCATATACCCACTTCCCTTTTTTCATATCATTAGAAAATGCGTATCTTGTTGCATCTATTGTATGATTATTAGAATCACATAAGCGTGGTAATGGATTCCCTTCACGATCAGTGTCATAATCAATCATTTCAAATTCTCTTGATATGTTTGGAGTTCTTTTTGGATCTATTACTATTGCTTCCAAATCAGAAAGCCATTTTTCTCCATACTCAACACTTCCAGCACCTTTTTTTGCTCCCCATGCACTTATGTCATATTCCTTTAATTCATCAATAGATTTGGGTTCAGCACTATCACACATAACTAGCTCATCATAGCCTTTTGAAAGAATATAGTTTGCTAGATTTCTATTTTTTAAACCTACTCCATAATACTCATCTAGTGCATAAATAATACCTTTCTTTTTATCATATCCCCATCTTACAAAAGCTAGTGGATCAACTCCATAACCCCAGTCAACTCCATTTCTAAATTTTTCAAGTCCTGCAATCTCTGAAGCTTCTATTTCTCTTATTTCTAAATTAGGAAATGGAACAAGTCCATTGCCTATCGGTTCGCCCATATACACAAGTTTATACTTTGTTTCATCTTTTGCTTTAACTGCTTCAGCTTCTTTTATAAACTCTTCAGATATATGAGGATTATCTAAGTATACTGAATGATGTACAAATACATTATTTTCTATAAAAGAATAGTTATACTTTTTGTTTACCCAGTTATGCCTCATCTTAGGGGGGTTGTATGAAAAGAAGCCTTTATATATAAGCCCTTTTTCTAACTTACCTCTAAATATTGAATTTAAAACTGTTTCAACTTCATCTTCATTCTTAAACTCTGCAAGTTCTTCAAACCAGTAGCGAGCGACAGGAAATTGAGCCTCTTTTATAGATTTACTTTTTTGAGGGTCATCTACTCCCATAAATATAAATTTATTACCTCTTTCTTTGTAGATAATTTCGAGAGGACTAAGTTTATATTCAAAGTATTCCTCTACTCCTAAAAATTTAATAGCCCATTTTATTTGTTCATATACTGATTTTCTAAGTGTTTCCCCTACTTTTCTAAAACAAATAGTGTTGACGGGATATTGCATTAAATCAACAACTAAAATCAAAGCAATATTAGTTGATTTTGCTGAACCCCTTCCACCTTTGCAAACTAAACGAGTGTATTTATTACTTTTCCAAGCTAAATAAAGTGGATAAAATTTAGGGGTTAATAAGTCTGATATTTTAAGTTGTTTTCTCTTCTTCCTTGATGTCATCAACTATTAACACCCCTCTCTCTTCTTCCTCAGTTTGTTGTTTTTCTTTTTTTTCTTTTTCTCTTCTTTTATCCATTTTTTCTAATACATTTGCGATTTTAATAAGTGAATCAGCAACCTTTGGGTCAACTAATGTTTCAGGATTTTCAATAATATTTAAAAGCATTTTCTTATGTGCTTCATCTAAGATTTCACCCATATCATCAACTGATAATTCTTTTAACTTTCTTGCTTCTTCAAACTCTTCTTTATGTTCTTTTATCCATCTGTAAACAGTGCCTTTACTCTTATTTAAAGCACTAGCTATTTCATCAATACTTTTATTATCTGCATACATTCTTTTAGCTTGTACGAGTTCTAACTTCATAAAGACACCTCCATATTTTTATTTTATTAAGCAGAAATACTCAGCTTTTTCTGCTAGTTTTCCAAATGTTACCCTTTTATATTCCTTTACAATAAATTCACATTCAAAATTATTTTTTAATAACCTTGATAAATTATTATTCACGCTTCCAAAAACAAGAAACACATTATTTTTATTTTGATTTCTTTTTATAAATTCAATCAATCTATTGTCATCTTTAACTGACCAATGAATTCCCTTATCACTAGCATAGTTATAGCCAATGAATTGTTCTTCTTCTTTATTTATTTTTTGAATGTATGGAGGATCTAAAAATATAAAGCTATCTTTGAACTCCATATTTTCATCAAATAAATTATTTGTAATTTCAATTGTTTTCAATGATTTTAGATAAATTTCTAAAGTTTCTAGTTTTTGAGGAGAGTAAAAAGAATTTGATAAACTTGTACTACATCCTCCAAAAGCCATTAAAATCTTTAAAACCATCTTTTCATTATCATTAAAAATTTCATGATTTTTTTTATTTTTTAATCTTTTTCCACAGCATGGACAGCATTCAGAAAAGATATTTTTAAATCTTCTATTTTCCTCTTCAAATTTCTCTCTGTTATTACTGTATATGTCTCTAGCATTTTCTCTCAAATCATGGTTAATGTATTCGAGCCCCTTTTTATAGACTTCTAAAGCTTTTTCTTTTAAAAGACATTCAATCTTTTCATCTTTAACGTTAGCTAAAACTTTTAAATTATCAAACTCATTCTTGAAACTTAATGGAATCTCCATAGCTCCAGCAAATAAGTCAATAAAATTAGGTCTATAATTTTTTTCAAAAATTTCCTTAATTTCTTTATAGAATCTCCCTTTGCTCCCAAAATATGCGAATGGAGGTTTTATTCTTGCCATTTTTAGTACTCCTTTTTATTTTTTCTTTCTACATTCCTTATAACTTCTTTAGTCAGCAAATGTTATAAAATTTGCAAAGATTATAAAAAATGTAAAAATAAAAAAAGCACACCATTTGATGTGCTTTTTAATAATTACTTAATTTTTCTTTAAGTATTCAATTAATGCCTTTTCTATTATATTTGTCAATTTTTCATTTGGATATTTTGACTCTATCTCTTTGAAAAGCTTGGGATCAATTCTAAAAGTTTTATTAAGTTTCTTTTTATTTGCATCTAGTTTTTTTCTCCCAGCTCCTTCTCTTGCTCCACCTGATGCCATAATTCTCTCCTTTTATTTTTTTAATTTAATCCATCTAATTAAATTATAAATACATAATACTAATATGATTATAGCCAATACTAAATTTTTAAAATAAAAATTTAGTAATATAAGTGCTGATACTATTATTGATAATGTTAAAATTGAAATATTTTTCATTGATTCAATGAGTAAAAACTGATATAATATATAAGCAGGGAGGGTTGTTATCCCTCAACTGCTTAGCTATTACTCTATGATTATCTTTATTAGCTCAATAACAACGAC